TCAAATAATGCATTAGCACATCCATGAATTTTACCATAGCGATGTGTGTACTCATCAGACAGAGCACAACCATGCTGAATCAACCATGCAGTATTGAATATACTTGCAGCAGCCCACTGAGTACATGGATGGTTTCTGAATGCACCTTTAGAAGTCTTATATGCAGTCCCATCTTTCTTCTTAACTAAATCATCACCCCAGTCATAATACCAGTGTGAGAAGACTATAGAGAGCATCTGACATGTCTCCAATGGCATCTTCACCACATGTTTATCAGGCAATGCTTTTGCTGATACATCTGGGTCGGGATTGGTAACAAAAATGTTCATAATGATCTATCACAAGTCCATCTTTTAACATGGATAGTTTGAAAACGTTCTTTTAAATATTCTACTGCCAATATTGGATCACTGTCACTATTACAACTAAAGATGTCACACTTTGCAATACCCTTCTCTGGCCAAGTATGAATACTAATATGACTCTCTGCTAGTAAAGCATATCCAGTCACACCTTGTGGTTCAAACTTATGTATCTCCACTTTAATAATTTCACACTTTGATGCTTTTGCTGCTTCTACTAAACTATCCTTAACGAAAGTTTCATCATTTAAAAGATCAAACTTACATTTGTTTAAATCAAATAGAATGTGTTTCATTAGTCAAATATAGCATGTTTTGATGTACCTGCATTATCATTTGATATATCTCCTATTCCAGTTTCTTCAGTTTCTTCTAAGTCATAACTCCAATCTTCTATGACTGTATTAGAAAGCATCCTATCAGATAGAAGATCCATTTCTTCTCTTGCTATCTCTTCAGTATCCGCATCAAACCAAAAATCAATTGCCTTACCAATCCTCAACAAATGAGGTTTAAGATTGGGGGCAATTCTTTTGACATTATTCATCACAGCATTACCTGCAGCATCCGATACGGATCCTCTTAGTCTAACATGAACAAGGGCTTTGAATCTCATAACAATTAGTATAACATTACATCCAATATTCGTCTAGTCCTTCAAGAACATTTGTTAATATTTTTGAAGCCGCACCTCTCTGTCTTTCATCCCATTCAGGATACCAACCCCTACTATCTACACCATTTTTGATGCGAATGACTTTAGCAGTCATTTCAACTTTGTCCAGTCTTCCGTTCATTAGTCTGTGGTATAGATCTATACTAATAATTTAGCATATTATTCTAAATTCTCCTCTTGTTCTGTCAGGAGAGTAACATCAGATGTTGGTCTCGCAACACAAGTAAGAGCAAATCCTGCTTCAAGTTGATCATCATCCAAAAAGAATTGATCTTCCTGATTCAATGTTCCTTCTAAAATCTTCATACAACATGAAGAGCAAGATCCTGCACGACAAGAATAATTATGGTCTAAACCTGCTTCTTCTAATGCTTCTAGGATAGTAGTATCCTCATCACACTCAAAGGTATTAACTTCCCCTTCAGCTGACTTAAGAGTTATAGTTGCCATTAGATTTTATACAATTCAATGTATTTATTGTGCTTCTTCTGGTTTTTTCTTCTTTCCGATATTATATTTTGTTTCCAGGATCCATTCACCCTTCTCCTTATATGCCAGAACTTTAATCTGGTTCAATGGAGCAATGTCAGTAATATTGTCTGGACTTAAAACTGTTATCAATCCCCAATCAGAGAGTAATTGAATAATTCTGTTTCTACGTTGTACATCATTTACAGTAAGATTTGCATGTTTGCCATCTAATGCAAACAGTTCTTTGAAATGTACAATGAAATATCTTCCTTGCTTATGAAGAATATGGCAAGATTGATATATCTTTTTCTCTTTTCGAGAAGCAACTCCAATGCGTGTAAGGGTTTCTCGTACTTTTAAGAAGTCATCAGGTTCATTTAATGTAACTTCGATCATTTGGTCAGCAGACCACTTAACCTCGGGCTCGGCAATCATTTTGTTCCTCCAGTTTCAAATTTAGATTTTATAAAATTAAGTTGTTCGTTGGTTAGGATTCTTAGAGCTTGTTTTGCCTTTTCGTTACTATATCCATAATAACGTTTTACCAAGTCAAGATCTTTAATCTCATCTTTGCGAAGCCAAGGAGAGAATCTCTTTCGCTTTCTCACACTATTTAGAAAAAACGAATATTGCATATCAAGAGGAAGTTGATGATTGAGATTCATCTCATTTGCAAATAAAACTGTATCCAAATGTCCAGACATACAACGATTGACAATGTATGCAGGATACTTAATATCTGGATCTTCTTCATAAAGATTTCTTTTGTTTTGGTTGATAGAATTCAACCAGTCTTTCAATTCAGTCATTTTGGTAAGTTGCGATTAAAGTTCCAGTAATCAAATTTTTGCCAGATATAATATATTCCTATCAAAGTTCTTTTGACAAACTCTTCAAGGAATAAAATTGGAATAACAATGAGTTCAAATGTACTCATCGTATAATCTGAATATCATCATCCTCTGTCCATAGTTCGACCTTATCTCTAAAACGATCTTCTTTCTTTAACTTCTCATATCTCTTACCTGCTTTCTTCTTCCACCAACTAACAATATTCTCAAGATAAAACTTATCCCAATTTTGGCCACGAATCAATTTATCTTGTTCACCAAGAATAACTTCTCTTACATTTGAATATCCATAATCTGAAATATAAAATCTTTTCTTCTCTGTCAACCCAAATGCCATATCAATAATGTCATTAAATTCTTTTAATTTATCTTCATTATTATCCTTTAAACTATTTCTAATTATAGAAATCATTTTAGTCTGCCTTTTCAATTTCTTAGAGGATGCTTTATTATCTGTTAATGGTTGATTATCATTCCACTCAGTAAATTTATCGTGAAGACGATGAAATGCCTCTGAATAAAGAGTAGGAATAAACTTACTATCAGTTAGACCTTTATGCCTTATAAAAGGTTTAAGTCCATCATATTGAGATGAAGAACTACTAGATCCATAAAGAGATGTTGTTTCAAATAAAGCAATATCCTTCTCAAAAACTTCATTCAACTTTTCTCTCATAAAATGAGAAACACATATAAGAGCAAGTAACTTTCCACCAAGATAATTATATCCAAAAGGTTGAGATGGAACTATTGCAAATCCCATCACAGTATGACGATTAAAAATTTTAAGATCAGGTGCTCTACCTAACCACTCGTTTCTTGGTTTAGAATTTATTAAAGGTGACTGTAACCGAATAAACCCAATAATTTTATTACTATTTTTTTCATACACCATTAACCTTAATTCCCTACCAGGAATATTATCCTCATTATTGTGAGAAGAAACTGCTTTCAATAAATTTTTATAATATTCTTGTGGAACAGAATTTGGAAATCTATCCCCAACAAGTCGAATATCAAAATCCATATCTTCTGGATGAATATCATCATTAAAGAATTCATCTTTAATATCAAATAAACAACTTGACTGTGTTATAACAGATTTTTTTACAGCACGAAGATACTCTTCTAGATTAGTAAAGTTCTCAAAGTAATTAATAAATTCGTCAGCTGCCCAAGTAGCAACATCAGATGGAACTTGATTGATCGTCATTTGGAATCATCATGTTTGTGCTTTAATTTTCCTGCTTTAATAGATGCTCTCCTACCTTCATGGCCATGAGCAATACCCAATTCATGCATCTTAGCATGTTCATCAATTTGATCTTTAAGATCATTCTTACCTGCTCCAAATGTAAGATACAATCCCCATCCAACTAAACCAAAAAGAAGTAAACCAAAGAATAAAATAAATCCTTGATCTGGTGTTAAGTTAAAATGCTGAATCATGGGTTGTTTCTCCCATGTACCAGGTAAATGATATACTGATGGTTGTGATAGAAAAATCATTCTTCCTCCTCACTTTTAGTAAGTCCATCTCTTATTTTTTCCATCATTTCTTGAGCATCGATAAGATTCTCAATGTCTGCTAGAAAGGAAGCAATATGCTTACTTATAAAAGGTGCTTCACCTCGTGCTGCAAATGCTAATGCATCTCTCAAATGTTCTTGAGATGCTCTTAGTGATTCTTCTACTGGTTTTGATAAGGTCATTTAAAGGTACACTCCACCATGATTTCGGTTAATGCTGCTAATAGATTTATTTCCTGATCCGCCACAAAAGCAGACTGGTACTGATACTTAGATACAATAAGAACGCAAGCAGCGATACTGGGACCATCCAGTACTTCGTAAAGAGCATCATAAACACGCCTAAGAAGTACAGTAGAGTCATTGTCCAGATTACTGTTGACCCACTTACGTACTTCAGGAAAGTTTTTCGTCTTAAGGTTCGTAATAACATCATTTACATTAATCTCAGAGAATGTTGCGAGTATACCACTATCTATTGTACCACTAACTGAATATCTTTGACACTCATTCAAAACTCTTCTCCAATCAGGGAAGTGTTTATTAATTAATTCTGCTATGACTTTCTTATCATATCCAACCTTTTCTCTATCCAAGATAGTAATGATTCTCTTGAAGAACTGTCCTGCGATTTGTTGCTTCTCTTTACCTTTGATGCCGAACTCAACCACAGCACACCTTGAGTGGAGTGGTTCGAGTATTTTATTCTTGTAGTTACAGGTGAAGATGAATCTGCAGTTATTGGCAAATTCTTCGATAAAGGCCCTGAGAAGAAGTTGTACGTCGTTTCCTGTGTTATCGGCCTCATCAATGATAATGACCTTATGCTTTGCCTCAGATGATAAAGATACTGTTGATGCGAAGTTTCTTGCGTTGTTTCGGACGGTATCGAGGAATCTTCCTTCATCGGATCCGTTGATGACATAAAAGTCTACTCCTAATTCGTTACATAGTGCTTTTGCTACCGTAGTCTTACCAACACCAGGAGGGCCAGCAAGAAGCATATTCGGTATCTCACCTGTATTTAGAAAATCCTTAAAGGTTTTCTTTATATTCTCTGGGAGAATACATTCTTCAATTGTTTTGGGTCTGTATTTTTCAACCCATATAAAGTCACTCATTAATCATAACCAATGTGGTTTTCTGGATGGGTCACGTAAATAATTAGATGAAGCCCAAGGTTTGCTGCCAATGTAATTTTGGTAAGCAGTAATAGTGTCAATGCTTGTGTCATGTTTATATTCATCAGGCATTGCACGAGTAAAAGACTCGACCATATTATAACACGTAATCACTTCTCCTGCAAATTTGTGAAATGTTTTCTTTGCCTCAAATAATGCATTAGCACATCCATGAATTTTACCATAGCGATGTGTGTACTCATCAGACAGAGCACAACCATGCTGGATCAACCATGCAGTATTGAATATACTTGCAGCAGCCCACTGAGTGCATGGATGGTTTCTGAATGCACCTTTCTTGACCGAGTATGGACTTCCATCTTTCTTCTTAACTAAATCATCACCCCAATCATAATACCAGTGTGAGAAGACTATAGAGAGCATTTGGCATGTCTCTAGGGGCATCTTGACCACATGTTTGTCAGGCAATACTTTTGCCGATTCACAAGGATCAGGATCGGTTACGAAAATGTTCATGCTGACATTCTAGCACTTAATTGTTCCAATGTCTAATTACCCCTGCAACAATAAAACAATTAGTGAGGAGATAAGTAAGAAAGATGCCAGATCGAACAATGAGTACAATATTATCATACCTCTTGGTCTGCGAATCAGCGAAAGAACCCAACGCATACTTCCAAATCCTCCAAAATTTTTTCATCAAATAATTAAATTCCTAATAACTTACGTTGACGTTCAAAATATCCATGTAGTATCCATGAACTACTATTCATTTTATCATTACCACCAATACCAAACTCAAACTTTACTCTAGGATCATTTCCATACTTAGCAAGTTCTGGGATATTATCTTTTCCTCTATCACCACCATTACAGAAGATAACTGTTTCTGCAATATCCAGACACTTAGCAATACCCTCACATGAGGAACCATCACTATCATCATAAGATATAACAGCATCAACCATATCAAGATGACGTACAATATCTGCTCTCTCAGTCCAACACTGGAAGTACTGACCCTTCTTACGTGTCAGCCAAGGATCTCCATTAAGTCCAACTACAAGATAGTTAGAAAGATCCTTTGCCCTTTTAAAATAGGATATATGACCACTATGAATAGGATCAAACCCACCAGTAACAAGACTGAGTTCTTTAAAAAACATTATCCAAAAGTAGAATCAGGTTCAAGAGCGATGTAATAAGTTAAGTTATGAGATTCATTAACAAATCTAGAAAGTAACTTCTCAGAAATATCAACTTTATATGTACCAGGTAGAATCTTAATATTCTCTATCTTAAAATTAAAAGAGAACACCTTATCAGTTTCACCAACTATAATAGAGAAATCATCTGATGTATCATTCTTCTTATCACGTATCACAAGTTTAACAACACCTGCTTCACCAACTGCAG